AATTTACTTTAAGTGTTTCATCTTGTGAAACAAGTTTTCTAGGTCTTCCAGGTTTTTTCTTTACCTTAAAAGCACCTTCTTCTTTTACTTCTTCTGACATAATATAATATAATAATTAATAATTAACTAGGTGTAAATTGTTCTAAACCAAAGCCACCTAATGTATCATTACCTGCTGACTCAAAGTTTTTAGGTAATAAATCGTTTTTTCTTTGGTCTATAAGTTCACTTTGTTGTGTAGCTTGTATTTTAGTTCTTTGATCTTTTCTATCTTCTTTAAATTTATCTTCTTGTATTTTAGCTTGACCTTGCGCTTGAGCTAGTTGCATATTATAATTAAACTCTAACTCCATTAACTGTTGTTTAACTTGAGCTTCTCTTTCAAATTTATTTATTTCAAAATCAGATTTAGCTTTTTCTAACTGTATTTTTTGTTGAGTTATTATTTGTTGTTTTTGTGATTCAGCTAGTGCAGCTTGTTCTGCAGCTTTAGCATTAGCTTCGGCTTGAGCTTGTATATTAGCTTGTTGCGCTTGTTGGTCTCTAGCTGCTTTATCTTTTCTTCGCTTTTTAAGCATTTGATTAGCTAGCTTTAAGTTGTTAACTTCTCTAATATCTATAACATCTTCTAAATCTATTTGCCCAGATTTTAAAGCTACTTGTATATTGTTTTCTAATAATTGCTTTTCTTCTTCATCTGGTTCTAACTCTAGAAATATACCAAAGTCGTGTATGTTTAATTTAGACAATTCGTTTAATGTGCCAACATTGTATTTAGAAATACTTTGCATTAAAGACTGTTTAGTCATTGGAAACATCAAAGCGTCTGCAACTCTTAATGATATGTTTTCACAAGTCTTAAGTGTCAAATAAAGACTAGCTTGTAATATATGTCTAGTAGCAGTATTACTATTAGCTGCAGCTATCTTTTGTAGTCCTACTAAAGAGTTTTTATCTGGGTTGCTACCATCTCTAGCTTCATTAAGTCCGGTTACATCTCTTATCATTTGTAAGTAATACTGATAAGTTTGTATTAAGCTTTGTATTTTACCCATGCCATTAGAAGTTGAAAGCTCTTGTATAGGAACTTTACCTGGGTTAGGTCCACCATCTTGCGTGTATGATCTACCTACAATACTACCAGTTTGAAAATACATATTCAAAGCTTCGGCTGGGTTGTAACTTGTGCCATTACCTAAATCAACCTCAGCTAAACCGTCTACATCCATAAACACACCGTCAGGCACTACTCTTGACATTACTTGCTGTAGCTTAAGATGCGTTAGCTGTATCATATCTGCAAATGTAGTTATTCTACTAACTAAAGACTCAACCCTTCCTTTGTATAATCTAGGCGCTACTATATTATAATTCATATTAACTCTAGTAGTATCAGCATTAGGCCTTGTCATATTTGGGCACATAGTCCAATTTAACATCATCTCATGGCCTAGTATTTTAGCGCCTCTATACAATGTTTCAATAGATCTAAAAGCTTTTTTAAAGTTATCCGTTTCAGGCGCTTCTAAAAACACATCTTGCTTTTCTAATGTTTTTTCAAGTCCTGACGCAGTTTCTTTTATTTTAAATACTTGATTAGTATAAGTTTTATATTCAAAGTAAAGTACTTGAACTGTTTGGTCGTCATAGCGACCGTTAAAGTTTCTAGTATAATTACTATTACCTGGGTACTTTTGTATTTGTTCTATTTCACTTACGGTTAAATTAGGAAACTGCTTTTTTAATTCTGATATACTAACAGATTTTACTTCACCTACGTAATATAAATCTTCAAAATTTGGATCATCTGTGTATGAATAGACTAAACAAGAAGGATCTACATATTGTACTTCTATACCGTTTGAATGGTTAAAAGAAGTTTTAACACACGCTATACCAAGTACTGTTAAATCATAGTTTAATCTTTTTCTTATTAAGTCGTATCTATTATAATCTAATACTTGATTTATTAATTCTTCTTCAGCTACTTCTACAGACTCTTTATAATTCATTTGCATATGAAGCTGTAAGTCTTCGTCGCTTTCCATATTTAAACCAACACCTTGAGACGCCGATAAATCCATACCTGTTAATTGCTGTAATTCTTTTATCAAGTCTTTTTCCTGCATGTCTCTATTTAGAGCCTCAGCGTATTTAGTTCTTTTCTTTATAGAAGCTGGATCTTGAGCAAATGCTTTAATATCATAACTCCTCTGCGACATACCATTTACTACTATATCTACAAACTTAGGTATTATTGGCACTGGCTTCCAGTCAAGATTTAAATATGATAAATCACCGTTAATAGATAATTCATCTTTATATTTCTGTACACTTTGTTCACCTCGAGCATATAACTTTAATCTGTGAAAGTTATCATAATTAGTATTGAATCTATCATATCTACCTCTATCATTTCTAAACCATTCATCTTCAATAGCTCTTGCAACGCGTAAACCGTAATCATATGTAGCTTTTTCAGCATCAGGTACTACCTGACTTGGAAAAGAACTTGTTGTGTTTGCGTTTGGAATTATACTCATTTATTTTATTTTTGAAACATAACCTGTGTTGTCATATTTTTTTATACCTAAGTTAACTTGTTTTTTAAATTTTGTAGCAACTGGTGTATATCTGTTTTTATTACAAGCCATTATAGCAAGTCCAGAACTTATACAAGCATCATACTTTGTTCTATTGTTAATATTAAACTGAGCCCAGTCTTCTAATGTTTTTTGAAAATACATATCACCATATCCATTTTCTAGTTTACCAACGTAAGTTTCTATATAACTTTCAATAGCAGACGCGTGCGCTTGCTTAATATCTTCACTTGTGTTTGGTATACCACCTATTTCTTTTTCTGTAGGTGATAATTTATTCCAAACTTTATCAGGCCTATTCATACTAAAACCTCTATAACCTCTTCTTTTTAAATAATATAATAATCTAGGTTTATTGTTCTCTGCTAGTATTGGCATACCATAAAATACCAAAGCCATTAATACATCTTCAAAAAATATTTCAGCTGTTTGAGGTCTAGCTACATACTCAAGAAAAAAGTGGTTAGGCGGAGCATCTTCCATTGAAAACTTAGTAAGTCCATGAAGTGCACCATTAGATCCTTTGCCATCCACAGTTCCTGATATATCGTAAGAGTCACAACCAAACGCGCCAACATGCTCGTTTGCTGGGTATTTGATTCCATTTCTTACTATTATAGAATTTTGAAGATTAATAGGTGGTACCCAAGAAACTAAAAATCTACCGTCTTTATTAGGGCTAAATATTACTTTAGTATCTTGTATTCCGTTTTGCCACATAAAAGAACCTCTAGTATAACTAGCTATATTATTTAGTTCTTCGTTGTAGTCTATTTGTTCGTATATTTTAGTTAAATTAAATAAACTATTTTTAGTTTCATCTCTAAAAGCATGCTGCTCTGTTCTTGGAAACTGTCTATAATACTCATTTAAGCTATCTTGATCTCCTTTTAATCCCTCAACTTCGTTTTCCCAATGCTCAA